GCAGAGCTATCTCTCAACGTACCCTAGTCGCTCTGGGAAGGTATTTAGCCTGACCAGAGAATTTATCGACAGGGTGCCACCCAGGACTCGTTATCGAGTCCTTTCTCGAAGCTACACCAGAAACCCAATGGGTGTCTGGCTGTGGTTTTTCTATAAACCACTGGAATAACCTCGAGCCTGGTGAGGACGGTCCTCTGTCTTTGCTACTTTTAGTAGTAAGACAGCGAACCTCTTCTCTTTGGAGTGAGGGGTTGTACCTCTTAGAAAGATGGTCCAACTTCATTCCAGAGTATGAGAAGAATGTACTCCCCAGATCGCCGCGGCGAGTAATCGGGATAATCTTGCAGATTGGCCCGATAAGGGACTGGAGATACTTAGTAGTACTCCAGTATCCTTTTGTGAAGAAGTTATTACTAACTTCTGCACTTGAAACGCCGTCGACGTTGCGGAGGCCATCAAGAAGGGTGAGAACGTAAGGGGGAGTTACATCGTAACCTCCCCAAGCGTCTATACCACAAGACTCTCTAAACTTACCAGTATAGAAAGTCTTAGCGGTATTCACCTTTAGCCCTAAATACTCAAGGGCCTTGATGACATGTGGGCAGTCATCCTTCGGGACAATGATATCGTCACCGAAGACTGAACACCGACTTGATGCTTCCTCTATTGATCGTGTAGTCACGTTAGAGTTCGACAGAAAAAGCCGAACCCCGATGGCCACACAACAATAGATGATCGACTGCACCGGAAAAGTGCAAGCCGACCCCATGGGAGCGAACTTCTTGAGTATTACCCCAAATGAAGGGTAATCCTCACGTTCGTACCAGCGGGCGCTTCGTGTCCTGCTCGCATGCAAGCGTTCCAAAAGGGTAATATTTGCCCTGAAGAAACGCTCAACAGACCAGCATGACAGTCTGTCACTGGCCGACGACAGGTCTATTGTGGCAAAAGAGCCATCGATAGAACCTTTAAGGGCGAATTCCCTGTTCCTATTCTGATCGTCGAAACGAACAGAACGGGAAATAGGGGTGTCACCCAATCTACCGGCGAGCTGATTCAAGATCAGCTGCTGTAACCATTGATGAGCTGAAGGTTCCGCGGCTATGAGCCGTGGACCTTTAGCTGTTTTTGGTACAGCAATGAGTCTACAGGAGACCTCTCTCGAGGTGTATCGGTAGACCGTCCTATTATGACTATAGGGCTCTCCAATGCTTGGAGAACCGTAGTAGTCATATGGGAAGATAGCATCAGTCTTTGGAGTCCAATCTGGAAAGTCGAATTTCGACTTCCCATTCTGGACATCCGAGACAACGCCGGGACCATGCTTAGGTAGTTCTGTTGATCTTTCAACATGAAAGTCACCAAAACTAGAGGAAACGATATCAGCAACACGCTGAATCGTTCCAACTAGCCCAGGATCGATCCCAACTAAGGGGTCGAGTCCAAGGGCCAGATCAAGTTGACAGGAGGATCCTGGCGAGGCGTCAGCAAGATGCAGACGCCGAGCCAGGTGCAAAGGCCGCTTTCCAAGGCGGCCTTGCAACGGTCGTCCTTGATTTCCCCGATCATCTGACCGAGGAGTATCAAAGAGACTATCGCCAGACCAATTAAGGTCCGGATTCCTGATAGCTTGCTCACAACGTTGGAACTCATCGAGTTCTTCATGAAGGCTCCCTTTCTTGTATGGGAGGCGAAGTTTCTTCGCCCCCATCAAGATGGTTCTAATGCCTAGAATGGCATCAGGACAGGGTGCTACCCTAAGCTTTCCCTCATTATCGAAGATTCTTAGATACAGACCCCGTAGAAATGCAGGGACCTGGATCCGCTTGGAACACCGCCTCGAGAGAGGAAGTGAACAAGTAGTGAAGAATCCGCGATCTAAACACTGATCAAAGTGTTTAGCGAGGGCTGGGAAGTCAATGGTGATCAAACGAACACCTTTGATGCCCAGTTCGTGAGAGAGACGCGAGTGATCGCGTTCCCAATCACTGGGTCGCCCGTACATCCATGCCACATCTTTCAATACGGCAGTGATGTACCCGCGAATAAGAGACAGTGCTAGGCTCTTCGGTTTGGTTTTCACAATCAAACTCCTAGAGCTTCTCACTGCCTTCACCACCCTCCGCATAATCTGTGTTACACTTGAGGATGCTGGAAAGAGTTAACTAAGCGAAAGATCCATAACTAGCTTAGGAGCTAGCTTGCAGAACAGCAAGGCTGTCTACAAAATGGATAGATCGAGCAGTTAATTCTGCCAGGCACCGAGGTCAGCTGCAACGGTATTGACCCAGACCGCAAGGGCCTTGGTCACGTTGACGCTGCCAACCGGATCCACATTACGTGGGTTACGGATGACAGTGTAGGACTGCTTGATGATAGGATTACCATCAACGTCCCACGTTGTCTCAGTAAAGTCCACATTGTGGCGCTCAATCTGCTTCGGACCGAGCTTCCCTTCATAGGAATGCTTGATCACGAGCTGATATTCGGCTGTCGCCTCCTTGAGGCGATAGACGGAGCCGTAGTTATCCTGGTTGATACGGGGCAAAACCTTTGCCACCGCATTGACGGTGATAGTGATCGGCGATGAGATAGTCATAATGTCTCCTTGACACACACACAGAGGTGAAGAACCTTGGAAGTCACATCTAATGCTTATAGAACTTAGCAATTAG